AACAGATAAAGATTTTATATCTCTAATAAATAAATTAAATACAGTAAAAATATTATTTACAGTAGCTAGTATATTTACATTTACTTTACCTCGTGTAATTAAACTTACTAAATTATTAAAAGATATTTATAATCCTAATATTTTTAAATTCATTTTAGAGGATAATAATAAAAGTTATACTAAAAATATATTTAGAGATGATTTTGAACCCACTACGGATTTATTTGATTTAATTACAAAAATAAGTTATAATGTTACTATTGATAATTTTAATAATAAAGTAAATGAGATATATGATATATTTGAATAACAGGAGTTATTATGGTTTTAACAGCTATTGAACATTCATTAAATACCTATTTACCAGAAGAGTTTAAAATAAAAACACATACAATATTAACTGCAGATATAATAAAAAATTTACTTGTTAAATTTGCTAGAAAATATCCACAAGAATATAGTAGAGTTGTTCCAGAAATAAAACGTTTAGGAGACTTAGCCGCTACTAACTTAGGGGTAACTATAGGTATAAAAGATATTTTTATTAATAAAGAAAAGAGAGATAAGTTAATATCTACTTATAGATTAAAAATAAAAAATGAAAGGGATCCACAAAAACAAATGGACCTTATATATGAATTAGAAAGTGAAATTAATAAAATATCAACTGAAAAAAAAGATACTAATGCTTCTATGATGGTAATGTCAGGAGGTAGAGGTAATGCTAAACAACTTGCACAAGTTAATGTAGCACCTATTGTCGCTAAAAGACATGGTAATCCATTAGTTAACAATATATTAGATAAGTCTTATTCTGAGGGATTACCTTTAGATCAATTTTTTCTAGCATTTAATCAATCTAGAATGAATCAAGCTGGAGGTAAAACAGCAGTTGCTAAAGCAGGAGAACTTACTAAGATAATGTCGCATTTAACTATGGATTATGTTATAACTATAGACGACTGTAAAACTAAATCTGGAAAACTTTATGATATAACTAAAACAACGTCAGACGTTGTTTTTAACGATATATATGGAAGACATTTAGTAGACTCTGGAGTAAATCAACCATTATTAGGTAAATTAAAAAATAATACGTTATTAGATGAGGATGCTTTAAGATTACTAAAGAGAAATCCACAACGAATCTTAGTTAGAACACCTATCTATTGTTCAGCAAATGATGGATTATGTGCTAAATGTTTTGGTCAAATGTCTAATGGTAAAGCATTAAATTTAGGAGAAAATATTGGAGTTATAGCGTCTACATCAATATCAGAACCTTTAACTCAGTTTTCTATGAATGCTAAACATGGTAATAGATCAGGGGTTGAAGCTAGTGCTTTAGCAGGGTTTCCTGGAGGATTAGAAGGTGCTAGACAAGCTGTACTTGTTCCGAAGTCAAGTTTTATAGGAGAAGGTGTTATGTGTAATAATACTGGTACTGTAAATAATATACAAGTAGCACCACAAGGTGGTTGGTATGTGTATGTAGATAGACAAAAATACTACGTAGCACCAACGCTTAAAGTTAGTGTAAAAATAGGTCAAAAATTAGTTCCTGGGGACGCTATATCTTCAGGAGTATTACATCCTATGAAAGTTGTATCTGCTCATGGTTTAACTCTAGGTAGAGAACATTATGCAGATATATTACATTATGCAACATCAGGTGGAAATTTAAATAGTATAGATAGACGTTTAGCAGAGGTTATTTCTATTGGTGCAATTAAGTATGTAAAAATATTAAAATCAGATAGTAATAATACTTTTTTACGTGGAGATATAGTACCATTTAATAAAGTTAGAAACTATATACAAAATAGAACAAAAGCATATGATTTAAATAATCCTAAACAATCAGTATTAGCTATGAATAAAATACTAGCACAAGATACACCTTTTTTTAAATTTGGTGAAAAATTAACAGCACAAGTACTACGAAAATTATATAATGAAAAAATAGGTAAAGTATTAGTAGTAGATGATATTATTGATTTTGAATTCTATTTCGATTCACCTAAAATGCGTGCTTCTAATCAAGATAACTGGGTTGCAGGAATGGCAGGAACGTATCTTAGAAATACAATTCGAGATGCTGTGTTATACGGAAAAAAATCAGAAGTGACTGGATACAATCCTATGACCGCTATTATAACAGGAACTATAGTAGAGAATAAAGACTCGATTAAATATTAAAAATTAAGCCCTTTTTATGGTATAAGTACTTTGAAAATAAACTAAATAAAAGGGGCTTTTATGAATTTCAAAAAACAATTCAGTGTAGAATACCAAACTACATCAGATAAATCTGCATATGAAGAAAATTTTATAAATAATATTTATAAAGAATATTATGGATATACATTTTCTAATGCACCATTTGCAGTAGTAGACACCATAAAAAATAATTTAAAAACTTATTTTAAGTTTTTAAAATTAATTAAATTCAATAAAGTTAAGTATGACAACATATTACCTGGAGTAAGTTATAAAGGTGTTTATGAGGTACCTAATATAGGATTAGTAGGTAAAGTTGATTTATATGAAAACAAAAAAATTTTGATCGCACCTAATTTAAGTCCAATATTTATTAATGTAGATAGATTTGAAGTAGATGAATATGTTGTATTTTATATTGATAAAGAGCAATGGGGTGTAACATATTCTATACATAAGTTAACGAAAGTCATGGAAAAAATTATAAAACCTACAGAATATTTGAAATGGCTAAAAGTGAAATCTATAACAGAAAAAGTAAATTATCATTTCAGTATAAAAGATATAATAATAAGTAATACTAGATTATTTTATCATAGGAATATAAAAGATCAAAAACAATTTTTTATATATTCTAATAAATTAGATACTTTAGAAAATTTAAGCTGGGATGAAAGAAAAATGATAGACAAATTTAAAACAGATTACCCTGAGCAGTTACTTGTAACTACTGTAGGGAAAAACAATAAAATTTTAAAAATAGAAAAAGGAGGATTGGCATGCTAGAAATGTCTAACAAATTAAAAAAAGATCTAGAGTTTATTGCTAGAGAGTCTAAAAAAATTAAAAAAAAAGGTTTGGGTTTTACAATAAAAGTAAAACTTAAAAATAGAGATTCTTATGAGTCAATGCTTAAAAATAATGTTATTAAAATTGTATGTTTGACAGCTAAAAGCTGTAAAACTTATCAGGAATTATCAGATAAGTTAAATAGAAATAATATAACTTATGATAATAGAAGGTTCACAGAAAAAAGAGTGTATAATATATTAAAAAAAAATAGTAAAAGCTTGGAGGCTTAATATGCAAAAAAGACTAGAAATTTTGAAAACTATATTACAAACTACATATGAAGATAGACTAGAAAGCTTATATGGAATAGCAGATAAAAATTTATGTTGTTCCAATTCAGAACAAATAAGAGGATATGGTTTTGAATTTAAACCTAGGAATTCAAAAGTGAAAACAGTTGAAATCTTCATTGAAGATGATAAAGATTTTACTAAAGTTATAAAATCTACTATTTACAATACTAATAGGTTTGTATTCAATTATAGAGGGAAAGAACTACTTGACCCTCCAAAAAAAGTTTATAAAGAATTTAAATAATGTAAAACCCCTATGAAAGATTCGTAAAAGGAGGATAATATTGATAACAAAAGTAGATTTATTTAACCTAGGATACGTAAAAAAGTCTTTCAGGGTAGGGGTTTTAGAAAAAATAATGAGAAACGGTGTATTGGTTTTTGTAAATAAAAACATGTATATACCGTTATCAAATTATAAACTTGATAATTACAAGTTAAACTTGCAAATTAATAATAATTATGTAATAATAGAGGATTGTATACAACAAACTTATATAGTATATGGTCTAAATTATGTACTTAATTATTTAAGAAATAATAAAAATTACGATAAAAAGCTAAATGAATTATCAGATGTATATAAAAAATATAAGGAGGAAATTTATGGTAACATCAGTAAGTCGAGATAATTGTGATAATTTATTTATCACTTTTTTTAATGAAACTAGTAATGAGTATGCTAGATATAAGTATAAAAATGTTTCTTATTTTTTCTTTAATAAACTATTAAGATCTAAGTACAAAACAAAGTGTTTTAATACTTATATAAGGAATAGATATGAGTGTGAGAAAATATGAATTTATATTTTAACTTTATTAGAGGTCGTTCGGAATTGTTATCTAGAGTTTACGGAGCGACAATAAATCAAAATAATTATGTTATAACTATACCTTGGGAACATCCTGGTATAGTTAGTGTTTTAAACGATTTTAGTACACTAAATAAGAAAATGCCTTTGGGTGAATTTACACAATTATTAAAAGATACTTTAATATCACCAAATTTTGATGAACTGATGGAACAAGTATCTTATTATAAAACTATGTATAGAGAGACTGAAAAAGTACTACTATGTTTATTAGAAGCTATACATATAAATCATAAAACTCATTGGGATGATCATATAAATAAAATGAAAGAAGCTGAAGATAAAGCTTATTGTTTACTTGAGAATGTTTATAGTATAAGTAGAGAAACTGCCGAGAAAATATTACTTAATACAGAAATGTATCAAGTAGCTGTAGCAATAGTTTCTTTGATATTTAAAAAGTTCGGGATATTCTTAGAGCAAGGTACTGGAAAAACTAAAGTCGCTATAGACATACATAATTTAGCTAAACAAATAAATCCTAAATTAAAAACATTAATCGTGTGCCCAGCAGGGTTAATTCAAAACTGGAAAGAAGAATTTCAAAATGAAATAATTAACCCATTTACTAACACTAGATGTATAACTTTTGATGTCGGTAAAAATGATAAACTTAATATTATTAGAGAACTAGAGGATAGTGATAACTGGGATGTATTAGTAGTTTCTAATAAAAGTATATCTTATATTCTTAACTCTAATTTAAGATTTGATTTAGGTATTGTAGATGAAGCTCATATGGCAAAAAGTTATAAAACAGACACTTATAAATCTTTAAAAAAGATTTTTGATAAAATGACTTATAAATTTCTATTAACTGGAACACCTGTTCTAAATTCTCCATTAGATATTTATAATCTAATGAATTTAATAGGTGATACTTTTACTGAAACTTATAGAAATTTTCAAAATAAATATATGAATAGTTTTACCTTAGGTAAAACAAAAAAAGTTATTTATCAAGGATTTAACATAGAAACAGTGTCTAAGTTATATGATAGGTTAAAACTGGTATCTATAGCAATAGAAAAAAATCAAGTTTTGTATGACCTTTCTAATAGATCTATACAAAAAGTTTTTGTGAATGCAACACAAGAACAAAAAGAAATCATTAGAGCATTAGTAACACATCAGATAGGAATATGGCAATTAAAACATGGTCAATTAGCATTATCTTTAAAGATGATTGCTAATATGTATGCTAGAATGGTATCTGGTGGACATATAACGTTTACTGAAGTTACTAGAGAAAAAGTTTTAGAAGTTACTAAAAAAAGTTGTGACGAGATATGCTCTGCATGTAAAAGTATAGAAGCATGTAGAGTTTTTTGTAATGCTATGTCTCTTGAGGAAATACTACCTTTTAATTTATATTGTTTAGAGAGAATAAACTTAGAAGAGCAATATAAAATAAAGAGAGAGTTTAAAGTAGTACAAAGAATGGAAATGGAAAATGCAAAAATAACTTGGATTTTAAACTTTTTAAAAGATACTGAAAGTAAAGTTACTATATTTGCTGAGTTTACTGAGGATCTTAACATAATAGAAGAAGCACTTATAGTTAAAAATATAAAATATAAAAGAGTCGATGGATCTAATACTAAACACAGAATATCTATAGTTAATACATTTAGAAAAGAAAACTATAAGGTATTATTATGTCAAATATCCACAGCAGTTGGGTTTAATGCTGTAGAAGCTGTAAAAGCAATTTATTATTCGGTAGGGTATAAACTAGGTGATTATTTACAAAGTAGAGATCGAATATATAGAAAAGGACAAACTGCAGATGTCGAAGAATTTTGGTTGATTACAAAAAATTCTTTAGAACCTAAAATTTGGGGGAAAATTGAAGCAAAAAAAGAGCTAAAAAATATAATTACAAAGAATCGAACTGGAGATATGTTCGAGGAAGAGTGTTTTATTTTTGAAGTAGAAGAAATTTTAGAAAGTTTTAATTGACATTATTTATAATATATGTATAATGTTTAAAACATTGTAAAATCAATGCAAAAATACAGAATAAGGAGATAGATATGAGTAAAACAAAAGCAGAAGAAACAAAAGTAGGAGAACAAAAAATGGAAGAAAACAAAGTAGAAGAAAACAAAGTAGAAGAAAACAAAGTAGAAGAAAACAAAGTAAAGGAAACAGCTATAGCAACAAAAAAGGATACAAATAGTATCTTACATATGCAGTTAAAATATATAACTGGGGTTGATATTCCAGAAGAATATAATTTAAGTGTAGCTACTATTGAAGAAACAGAAGAATACAATAAAAAAAGTTCACAAGAAAAACTACTTCATTTTCTCACAAGAGGTGAAGTATTTTGGTTAAAAAATATAAAAATAACTGTACCATTTGATATTTTAATGTGGGCTAAAATGCTCGAAATGCAGTTCACACCTAAAGTAGATAGCAGCGAAAAATTTAAAGCCCCAGGTTTTGATTATTTAATATTGAATCAAGCAATGTCTAAAAGTAAAGGTTTGACTGAAGATGGAAAAAAAGGAACTGAAGGACAGTTACAGGTTGATGGTGTTGCATATGATAATATAACTGGAGTTTTATGTTATCAAGCCAATTCTAGGTCTTGGATGAAAGCATACAATGATACGTCTGACGGTCCTGCAGTAATTTGTTCTTCTCCAGATGGCATAAAAGCATTCAATGGAACTTTTTGCGAAAAATGTCCAGAGTCTACTTTTGGATCAGGAAGATGTAAAAAGTCATTGAACCTATATTTTTACATCCCAGAACTCGACAAGATTGCAGTGTTCTATGGAAAATCTGCTAATTTTACAGCAGCAAATGCTATATTTACAGCTTGTAACAAATCAACGTTTTTATGGAATAAATTCGTTGAGTTAGGTAGTGAAGAGAAGAAGTTCGATAAAAATACTGCGTTTGTTCTAACTGGCAAATTAACAGAGAACCCAGATTTCACTACTCAAATAAAATCACAAATATCTTCTTTTATTGTAAAAACATTAAGAGACAATAAAAGAGAAAATTCAATTGAACCTACAGAGTCTCAAAATATAAAAAATGTAAATAGTACAAACATCCCAGAAGAGGATATTATAACCGATGCTCCAGATGTAAATAACGATACAAGTTTCGACATCTAGTCTAACTATATAAAGAGTTAAAGTAAATCTATATGGTTTACTTTTCCTCTTTTTTTTTATTTATAAAGGAGTAATTATGTTTTCACAAATAGCAGAAATATTTAAACCGTGGTCTTATTCTAAAGAAACTTCAGTAACATGTCCTTTTAAATTTTTATTAGAGTATGTAGTAAAATTACCTAAAGATCTAATAGAAAAATCAGAATATATAGGAAGTAAAGTAGGAACGTTACAGCATGAGGTTTTAGAATTTTTATTAGGAGTAATAAAAGATAATACAAACTACGATATAGCTAAGTTATCAACAATGTATGATAATTTTATAGATAATAGAATGGAACCTATATTTGATAGTGAGCGTAGTACTTTAGACATGTCTAAAGCAGGAATTGTAAATTATGTTATAAGAATAGCTAATATTCAAAAAACTCATCCTAATTTTAAATTTTATGTTGAAAAAGAATTAGCTATGAGTAGTGATTTTAAGCCAGTCGATTATGATCAATTCAATGCACAACAAGACTTTAGTAAACGTGCAATATACAGAGGAAAAATAGATTTCGTAGCTTTTTTACCTAATGTTAAATTATCAGTTATTGATTTTAAAGGTGGTAATTATCAAGCTATGATGTCTGATAGTTTAAAACAACAACTTTTTACATATATGGTTATGTTATTTAAAATGTATCCTATGTTTAAAAATTTAAAAGAGTATGATATGAAACTTTTTCTATTAACCTTGAATAGAATAGTTCCTGGTGGTAATTTTAATTCAGATTATATAGACGAAGTAATTGTACCTGAATTTATAACTAGAGTTAATACTGCAGCAGAAGTATGTAAAGGAAATATGTTTGCAACAAATTCAAAAGCTAATTGTAATTATTGTAATTATAAAAATGCTTGTAAAAATCTAACAGAAGTTCAAACAGAATCTGGTCCTAAATTTTTAAATTTAAAAGAAATTGTTAGAGATTATGGAGTGGTTAAAATACCAAATTTAACATTATCTGAAATTGAAGGTGACATAAAGAAACCAAGGAGTTGTAAAGTATTTTTAAAATATAAAGATAAATTATTATCTGAACTAGCATAGGAGTATTGATGGCTATAAAAAAAAAAGATAAATTAATCGGCTGTGAGGCTTGTAGTACCTTTTTAGATAAAGGTATACGCGAAGTATCTGATGATATCGGAGATCCAAATGGACTAGTTATACTACATAGACAAGTTTCTGACTCTAATTTCGGAGGTAAAATTTATAATGTAAAAAATATATATGCTAATAAATGGATAAATAATATAATTCAAGTAGTATATGAAAAAAAGTATATAAAATCAAAAATGTCTTATTTGGAATTTAAAAAGAAAATAACAACTATGGCTTTTAGACATTGTTCTACAGCTTTAGTACAAAAAGATTCAAGACTATCAGAGAAGAAAATAACAGCAGGACAAATGAATGAATGTATGCATATGTTCTGGAGTAGGATAGAAAAATATAAACCGAAATTAATATTAGCACTTGGATGTGACATAGTAACTAGAATTCATACTTATTATAATAATGTTAAAGGTTTACGTAGAAAAAAAGGATTTATACCTGAAGGTTTTATTGAACCAAAATTAAATATAAGTACTACAAATAACTCTATTGTAAAAATAGTTAATCCACATAATGATAAAGAATATACTTGTATAATATCTCAAAATACAGACCCTATGACACAATATGGAACTAAAGCATGGGAACCAGTTTATTGGAAGATTTTAACAGCAATAAAAATGTGCATTGAATATTTAGATGATAATCCAAAGTTTAGGTATTTAAATGATCCTACCTATATACAAAGATTTAATGCTAAGTATCTACGTATTCCAAAGTCTATGCAAGAATTGCGTTCACTTTTATCAGAATTAATAGAATATAATACACCGCAGTATAAAGGTAAACCTTTAGTATCAGCCGATATAGAAACTAATACTTTATATACATTTGCTAAAGGATCTCGTATAATAGCGTTATCTTTTGCTTGGGGTGAAGGAGCTAATCGAAAAGCAATTGCTTATCCATTTTTACATAGAGATGCTGTTAATTTTATATCAGATTTTAATGCAAAAGAAGTTTCAGATTTAACGAAGAGAGTATTTGAAAGTGATAAAGCATTCTCGTTTCATAACGGTCAATTCGATTTAAAAATGATAAAATATAAATATAAATGGAATGTTAAAACGTACATGTGGGATTCTATTTTTGGTGAGTATTTTAAATACGAAGCTATTAAAGATTACAAACTTAAACAAATTGTAAAACGAGAATTACCAATGTATGCAGGTTATGAAAACGAATTGAAAGATCAGATTGAAGATTTCAAATTAAAAGATATTAGTATAGACGAAGATTATGATGAAAATATAGACGACTTTACTGAAGAAGATTGTGACGACGGTTTTTATAATTTTTCTCATTTATCTAATTATTTAAAACAAACTACTATTGAAAATAGAATTATATATGAAGACGATAGGTATGAATGTCCTGAACGTTTAATTGATATAGATCAGCAAGGTGTAAGTATAGATGAATTTAGTGAGAAGACTATAAAACAATTATCTTATGAAGATTTTGAAATTGGTGAAATGTTAGAATATGCAGCTATTGATGCTTATGCTACTTTGCATATATCCAATAATCAAATACGAGATTTAAAAGAAGAAATGGAATGGACAAACAAAGTTTGTGACCAAGAAATGAAACAAATTGATAACTGTTACGAAGTTTTCGATCCTTTTTTTCTAATGTCTGAAGTTTACTTACCAATTACTGATAAATTAGCTAAACTAGAACATAGAGGTATTCCTTTAGATATAGAATATACAACTAAATTAAAAGATAATATGCAAGATAAATTAGATAAATTAACTGAAGAAGTACTATCTTTACCTGCTTTTAAAGGAAAGTTTAATACTGTAAAAGAATGTTTTGCAAAAAAGAATTTATCTGAACTTTTATTTAAAAAAAAAGAAGAAGGTGGATTTGGTATACCTACAGAAATAAAAGATGCTAAAGGTAACTTAATATATAAAGTTGCTAAAGATAAAACTGGATATTATTCTTTAAACGCATCTTTTTGGGAAGTATTTATACACGAAGAATACGATAGTAATAAAAGATTTGTAGGATGGACTAGTGAATATGATATATTAGTTAAGATATATACCTATAGAAAAGCAGTTAAATTAATAAATACTTATTTAAAGAACTGGTTAAATTTATCAGTTTTTGATGGAAAAGTACATTCACAATTTTTATTATATGGAACTTCAACAACTAGACTTAGTGCTAGAGAACCAAACTTACAGAATGTACCAGCTAAGATCATGGGTTTGCATGTTAAAAGATGCTTTAAAGCATTACCAGGTATGATGTTTAATGACGCAGATTACTCAGCAGCAGAAGTAAGAATCGCAACATGGCTTGCTAATATTCAAACGTTTATTGATGCGTTTTTAAGTGGTAGAGATTTTCATTCGAATACTGGTGCTGGATTATTACAACAGACACCAGAATTTAAAGATGAAACTTTTGATAAATTATATAATGATATCGTAGATAATAGTGGAGTAAAAGATTCTATTTATCATGCTATTAGACAAGCATCAAAACGTGTAGTATTTGGTATAATCTTTGGTATAACGCCTAATGCGTTAGCAAGACAGCTTAAAATAGCAGTTACTTTAGCTGCAGAATACATGCAAAATTTCTTTAAATTCGCACCTGATTTAACTAGCAATTATTTAAAACCTAAAAAACAATTTGTTGAAAGCACTGGTTTTACTACTAGTGTTTATAAATTTAAAAGAAGAATGTATTGGTTAAATGTTAGTAAAAGTAAAACTGGAGATGCGATTAGACGAGCATCAAACGGACCTATTCAAGGACCGTCTTCATTAAGTGTTTGTTTAAGTTTAGTAGCTTTGGATAATGAATTAGAAAAAATAGGTGGAGAAGCTTTAATACTTGTACATGATTCTATAGTTACTATGTTTCCTATGTTAGCATTACCAGAAGTAGAATTACTTACTAAAAAATGTATGCAAGATTTTCATGTAGAATGGAGTAAAAAACTATGGAAAGAAATGCCAATACCTTTTGCTTTTGAATCTGATTATAGTTTATGTTATGGTAATAATTCGTTCAAGATGGCAGAATTATACGAAAAAATACCAGAGCTAAAAACAGCGTCTTTACGAATTAGTAACGATGTATTAAAAAAACTAGAAAAAGTATTAGAGGTTTAAGTTAATAAGTCAGAATTTCCTCTAGTAATAAGTCTTAAAGTTAACCAAGCGAATATTAGAGCCATAAAGGCATCATCTGGTTTATCTGGGTGATGTCTCCAGACTCTAGTAGTTTTATCACCTTCAACTTTTCTACCCACAACAGTTTCGTATTCTGCTAATATATGATCAAATAATTCTTCACATAATTCTGCTTTTGGAAATTGAATTTTACGTTTCTTCACTACTGAGAAAAAGAAAGTATCAATTGCTTTAGTTCTAGCAACTAATATATGTTCATTATATTGATCATAAGACATACCTTTTTTAAAAGATCCGAATTGAAAAGAATGAACAATTTTTATACCACTACCTACCCCTGTTAATTTCTCAGATAAAGTAGCATTAGCAAGTGAACCTTCACCTGCGTCTGCACCTATAACTAAACCACGTCCTGTGTGCATATATAATTTCAATACATCTACTATTTCATTTACAGTATTAACAGGATTTCCTATAGGATATACTTTATAATATAACACTTTTGACATTTCTGTTAAAGGATCGTAACCTAAGATTATAAGGGCTGTTCTTGAATTACCTGAAGATCCACCACCTGACCAGTCAATTCCTGCAACACGTAATGGAAATTCAGCGTGGTCTTGTGGAGGAACTTGATGTAAATAATCTTCTGTACACATACTTTTTAATTCTTCTCTAGTTACAATTCTAGTTCCTAAAGAGTAAGGTAAACCTAATATTTCATTATAAATTAAAAAGTCTGGATAATCTTTTAATGACTTTTTTAATTCTGCCCAGTTTATCGGGTTTTCACAGTTCATTGGAATAATAAACTGAGGTATATGAAACCCATAATCTCGAACTTGTGCTGAATCTAATGGATCATCGGACCAATCTTTATACGCATTTAATGTTGGAGTAAACCAGAATCCATCTCTAGTATTTACATCTGAACCACAATTTTTACAGATTAATCCTTTTTTACCTATCATTTTTAAATCATTTGGAATATTACCTATTCCACAATGTCGACATGGTATTATCCATTCATGCTGTACGGATCTATCATAAACATATGTTAAATAATGTTCGTGTGTTTTTGGGGTACCTGTTCTGTAAAAGTATTTAAAGTCTGACGCTTTTAATACTTGTTGTGCTACTGGTACAACTTCAGCAGATACATCTTGAGCTTCATCTATATATAACCCATCTGCAGAGTTACCTCTGGCACGATCAGCATCGTCTGATATATATGAGAAATATATTTCAGATGAATTTGTTAATTGTTTATAAGATATATTATTAGAATAATCAACACCTTGTTTCCCACTAAAAAACAACGCTTTAACCAGGGGGCTATGCTTAAGTAGTTGACCTACCCTTGATCTCGAAAAAGTCTTCATCTGAGATTCTGATGTTGACGTATACATAGCTCTAAAATGAGGATGCATCATCGACAATAGTAAAATTTCTATAGATAACATTGTTGATTTAGCAACCTGTCTACCTGTTTGTAATATAATATTTTTAAATGGAAATTCAAAAATGTATTTGAAAGGGGTGTGATTTTGTAGTGTAAATGGTTTACCTTCAAAGGTAAATAATTTATTAGCATGTTCTTCAACACCGTGTAGACCATACAAAACTTCGTTTATTGTTTCGAGAGGAGTTTGTATACTTGAGCTCATAAACAATATTATACTATAAAATATTTTAAAAATCAATAAAAATCTTGACACTTAACTAAAAAAATAGTATTATGTAAATATATTATATTTAAGGAGTAAATTTAAATGTACGATCATTTATTCGAAGAGAATTTGAATCTTATAAAAGAAAATAAAGAAAGTTTAGGATTAACTGATAGTGATATAGCTAAAGCAGAAGTTTTTACTAAAATAGCGTCTACAGAGAGACCTATAATGCAGTCTAATAATTTTGCAGATTCTATTTATAGAAAATTTCCTATAAATAATCCTACAAATGCTATGTTATCAAAAATTTATTTTGAAAAAACAGCTAGTAAAGACGATCAGGATTACGATGTTATATCTACTAAAATAGATAAAGCGTTAAATTTATATAATATTAATGTAGAAGAAATGAATAAAGTTTTACATCCAGAATATAGTATGGAAAAAGAAGCTGCAGAAACTGAAAAATTAGCTTTAGAAGATTATGCTTTAGTAAAAAATGGTGTTGGTATTTACCCTATGAATAACTATGCTAATATGGAAAAATGTGCTTCTTATTTTAATGAACACTATAAAGAAATGCCAGAACAAATTCAACAAGAATATTCAAAAAACTTTTTCAATAAATTAGCAAAAGAACCGGCATATAAAAACTTAGATTTAGAAATAAATACAGTAATGTTATCACATATGCTTGATGGTGATTTAACTAAGAATATTTCAATATTAAAAACAGCTTGTAATGTTCAACCAGTAGTGGATTGTTCAGAATTAAATGCTACATTACTTCATTATAAATATGATGTTCGTAATGATAAATCAAAAGATGCTATGGATAAATTAGCTAAATTATTTCCAATTGAAACAGGTATTATTAGAAATAGTAGATCTATAGCAAAGATAGCTTCAATCATTGATAAAATAAACAGTCATGAAAAAATTAAAATCGATAAAAAAAGAATATTCTCTTTTGAAGAAATTACAAACGAAAATGAAGTGATTTAAGATATGAGTTTAATAAACTTTAAAAAATTATTAAGTCCTTTTATAGTTGAAGATCCTGAATTTTATGATTGGGACGCAGAAGCTATTTCTATGTCGTTAACTAGAGAACCTTATAAATCATATTATAAAAAGTTAGGATACAGTGAACATATTATACATAATATGATAAATGCAATATCTGCTTTTCTAAAACATCCAGAATATATATTAGAATCAGAGATAAATTTTAATAACTTTTGTGCAGCACAAACTGGTCAAGTATTATCAGTAAATAAATTAATATTACAAGATGAATTTAGTATTTATATTGGAACTAGAATACTATTAGACTTAATGGTTTATGGAAAAAATTTAAATAAAAATTCATATGTATTTGAAGTATGTGATACAATATCAGATGCTTTAGATTTAGTAAAAGTAACAGAGTCTGGAGAATTTTTAAAATGGTTTTTCGATCAAGAAGGATATGTATTAATGCCTTATCCTTTATCACAGATGTGGTTGTATTGTGATCATGTTTATGAAAATGAAATACTCGAAGGATATAAACCTGAAGTATTCTACACTAAACCTAAATTTTATATAGAAACTATTCAAAAAGAAAAAGATGATATAGCTTTAGAAGAGTTAAAAGCCCATGTAAAGTTATATTCTGCATATAAACATTTCAAAGAAACATTGTTAAAATAGTCAAAAATATGGTATAAGACTCTTGTATAAATAGTTGCTTTATAACCGTAGTTATAAGGTTGGTTAATTATTTGTTAGGAGGATTTATGAAACAAATTAATTATAATGGCCAGCCAGATCTAAATAATTACTACGAACAAATACCAGGTTTAGGTAATCGATGTAATTACCCAGAACATACTAAACATTTCTTAGATTTAGACAATTACAATTATCAAGGAAAACAACATAAAACGAATACTAATATGGATTTTAATCAAACGTTTATAAAAGTAGTTAATAAAAAATATTCTGTGGCCACATTAAAGTATTTAATATTATGTGGTATTTTAGCAGCTATATTTTATATAGTACCTATTATAGGTAGTGTTTTATTATTATTAGGAATATATCTAACAAAGATAATTAAAAAATAAGAGAAATGTTTATACAACGTTTATACCTATAAGTAAAGTCGGTCTTATAGTAGGATATTAGGATAGAAACTACCACCGCCCTAACTTTGTTAGGAAAATATATAGGAGGTTTAATGAAAATTAGTATATATACTGATGCTTCTTTTACTTTATTTAAAGTTCAAGGTGCTTTTGTAATAGTTACAAAAGATATGTATATAGAGAAAACTTTTAAATTAAAAGCAGCAACATCTAATGATGCTGAATTTGATTGTTTTAGAGAAGCTTTATTACATATCTTATGTTCTAATATTTGTAAGCATAAAACATCTGTTATAATAAATCTATTTACAGATTCAAAAAATGTTATCAATGAATTGAATGGTAATACAGAGAAAACTAAAGAAGTATTGTGGTTCAAACAAGCTTTACTTGACAAATTCGATTTAAAAGAGTTAACTATTTGTGGGCATTATACCCCACGGAAAAATATATCTTATATAGATAAATTAAGTAAAATATCATATACATTTTATAGGAGGATATGTGGCAAATATAAAAATACTAAAGAAAGATCTAATTAACTTATTGACTAGCAATGTTTCAAACGTTGTTTTAGTCGATGTAAATTTAAATGCTACTGAAAGAGATTTTGATTATTTAGGATTTAAAAAAAGCGATAAATCCAAAAGTATAAAAATTACTCTTGCAGATATAAGTAATACGGTACAAATAAGTTTACTCGTAGCAAATGATGAATATAAAAATTTATTACTTGGACCAACACAACAAAAAGAAACTTCTAAAGTTATAGTAAAGGATATACCAGCTAATAAAGTAATAGAAAATATTAAAGAAAAAGAAAAAAAAATAGAAGAAAAAACAGAAGACTGGGTAACCAAAGCAAAAGAGAATTTAATTAAAAAAGGGCAAGCAGCAATAAATCCAGCTTTAGATATGGAAATAAAAAGATTACAGAGAAATGCTAGAAGACGAGAACTAAATAAAGCGAAGAAAAAGGAGATATTATGATAAAAAGTAAGGCAAATAATAATAATTTACATGGAGCAAAAAAAGTAAAAAACGATGAATTTTATACGCAAATTCATGATATAGAAAACGAGGTAAATTATTATAAACAACACTTTAAAGATAAAGTAGTATATTGTAATTGTGACGATCCAGAACATTCTAAATTCTTTGTATTTTTCAGAAATAAAATTAATGATTTTGATTTAAAAAAGTTAATTACTACACATTATAATAAAGATAGTAGTTCTTATAAACTAGAAATTGATAATACTGGAAAAATAAGTAAAAATGATATAAAAAGTAATGGTGATTTTAGAAGTTCAGAATGTATTGAATTATTAAAGGAGTCGGACATTGTTGTTACTAATCCACCTTTTTCATTATTCAGAGAATACGTAGATCAATTAATAACTTATAATAAAAAATTTTTAATTGTAGGTAATATGAATGCTATTACGTACAAAGAGATTTTTAAATTAATAAAAGAAAATAAAATATGGTTAGGGCGTGGTTCTTTAAAAGAATTTAAACAACCTGATGGAACTTTTAAAAAATTTGGTAATGTATGTTGGTTTACAAACCTAGATCATAAAAAAAGAAACGAAATATTATATTTAGGTAAGAAATATAATAGTAAAGATTACCTAAAATATGATAATTACAATGCTATAGAAGTATCTAAAGTGATTGACATACCGGAAGATTACAAAGGATGTATGGGTGTTCCTATAACTTTTTTAGAAAAATATAATCCTGAGCAATTTGAGATAATTAAATTCCGAAAAGGGAATGATGATAAAGATTTATCTGTAAATGGTAAATGTCCATATTTTAGAATACTTATTAAGAATAAACACATATGCAAGAATTTTTATTAAAAGGATATAAGTAAATGAAAATAGAACTACAAAAAATAAAAATAAAAGATTTAATAGAAGGATATAAAGATGACGGAGAAAATGGTGTTGTAGGTTATGGAGGTAAATTAGATATAAGACCTAAATTTCAACGAGAATTTATATATAAAAATGAGCAGAAAAAAGCAGTAATAAATACGGTATTAAAAGAATTCCCATTAAATTCTATGTACTGGACTAAAAAAGCTGATGTAGAAGATATGTATGAGGTTTTAGATGGACAACAAAGAATATTAAGTATATGTACATTTTATGATCGTAAATTTAGTATAAATATAAATGGTAACATGTAGAGTACGGTAATAAACTTATAGATGAAGACACATTTCTAAATTATGAATTAACAGTGTATATATGTGAAGGTACTGCTACTGAAAAAATAGAATGGTTCAAAATTATAAATATTGCTGGAGAGATATTAACAGATCAAGAAATTAGAAATGCAGTGTATACAGGATCATGGCTTACAGAAGCTAAAAGATATTTTTCAAAAAAGAATTGTCAAGCAATTAACATTGGTGAAAAATACATACAATGTTTAAATGTAGATAGACAACTATTATTAGAAAAAGTATTATACTGGATAAGTGATGGTAATGTAACTAAGTATATGTCAGAACATCAATTTGATAAAGATTGTGATCCATTAATACAATACTATAAAAAAATTATATCTTGGGTTGAAATACTTTTTCCAGAACATAAAAATAAAGATATGAGAAAAGTAAATTGGGGTGATTTATATAATAAATATAAAGATAATTCTTATAATAGTAAGGACCTAAATGAAAAATATGAGTCTTTACTACAGGACGAAACTCTAGATTTGAAAAACACAACAGGTATATATTATTACTTAATCACTAACGATGAAAAGTATTTAAATGTAAGATTATTTAATGAAAGACAGAAACGAGCAACTTATACTAAGCAAAATGGAATATGTGTGAAATGTAAAAATAAATTTGAATATGAAGAAATGGCAGGTGATCATATAATACCATGGTCAAAAGGTGGTAAAACTATCCAAGATAATTGTCAAATGTTATGTAAAACATGTAATGGAAGAAAAAGTAATACTTAATCTACCATTACTTTTATCATTACTTTTACCTTTATTTTATAGTCATTTTAATATATAATTTTCCTTCTAATACAGTCTTAGGTTCTGAATCATTTAAATATATTTTAATTACATAGTCCCAACCATCTTCTAAATATGGTAAAGACTCAGTTGTAGCTGGAGGTATATTTATATAAAAAATACCTTTCTTTAAGTCTGTATTAACATGAGAAAAATTAGATTCAACAATAAACTTTTTTGTTGGTGTTGTTATATCATCTACAACAAATAAAGTAGCTCTTGAGATACCAGTAAGATCTAACGGAGTTTTTTCCCAGTATAACTGTTTTATAACTTTAGCAGTTAAAGGGGCTACAGATGTATTAACTACATCTGCAGTTATAAACTCCGTGACATCTTTTTCCATTCTAATATTATCATAAACATTTACTTTTATAATTTTACGTTCACCCATAGTCATAGTAAAATCTACAGGTATTAACCCTTGTCTTTCGTCAGCCATTATTTATCACCTCAATACTTAGTGTTTTTCTTTTGATCATATTTCATTTTAACTACTGCAAAATAAACAGGATCTTCTTTATTAATTTGAGCTAGTCTACTACGTCTTTGACCTTCATCTACTTGTAATAATATATCAGCTTCTTGATCTGCCATTGCTAACATTTGATCTTTATTCATTTGTTCTGGAGACATAGACTGTTGTAGAGCTTCAATTCTAGTATTTAAATCATTTTGTATATCATCTATTTTTTTAGATAAACGTTTTTGAAACATAGTGTCTGCTACAGCTTCATTAGTAATTTTTTCTTTTTCATTTTCAGGATCAAGTTTAATACCTACATATCTATTAGTAGTATTTTCCGATATTTTACCTGCTTGTTGTAATTGCATAATATGAGATTGCATGTTTATATCATCTAATAATTTAAATTCTAATAATTCACATGATGTTAATTTTGCTAAATTATAAAATCTTAGAAATTTTCTTGCAATCCATGTAACCATTCTATTAATGTCTGTAGTATAGTTTATTAGCTCTCTCTCTAATATTTTTAAACCTATAAAAGTCGATTGATTTGTTAAACTACCGTTTAAAAACTCTACTGGGAAACCAAAAGCTAAATTTAAATTATTTTCAGCATTTTTTATTTCGTTATCAACTAACAACATTTTACCGGTCCCACCTAAATCGACAGATCCTAATGGTACTGGAGATATACCTATATAATTAGGATCAACTCTTTTTCCCATTAACATGCTATATACTTCTTGTTTCCAGTTAGCTGCACCTATAGTTTTTAGTAAAGAACCACTAGTATCATTACTTTGTGGAAATATAATTCTATGATGTGTTAAGTGCTCTTGTGCTATACTTTGATTAGCAGAACGCAAAGAGAAAATATAAAAAAAAGATCGTAATCCTGACATAAAAGCAGGCATACCCCATTCTGGTGCAATACCTAATATATTAGGTAATTTTAAATGTAAAAGTTCATCATCTTGAAACTTATACTTTGGTTTTCTAGGGTCTATTGCTGCTTTTATAATATCTGCAGGAACTTCTCGTAAAACATCGACATCACAAATCTCGATAGTTTTTTTTAAAGTAGTATCTATTTTTAAATAATAAAAACTTTTATTAGCTACTTTTATATGCTTTATTTCTATGTTTCTAGGATCCCATAAAATAGGTATAAATTCATTTATATCTTTAGATTTATAATCTTTAATAATGTGTGAAGTATACTCTTTGCAATTTTCACAATAAATTTTAACTTTTAAAACAAAAGGTTCATGTTCAGATAATTCTGAAGGTATTACCCAACCTTTTGTTCTTATAGGTTTAGTTTTATTAGCGAAATGTACTTCATGTTTACAACTATCACATATACCACAACGTTCAAAAGGTTGTCTAATAGATACAAATAAATTACCGTATAAAAGTTTATTTATACCAGTATAAATACAAAAAGATTTTACATTTAGTATAGTATTCATATAATATTCTAAAGTTTTTAATGAAGATTCATCCTCAGTTTTAAATATAAAATCAGTAATAGGATACGATGTAAAACGATTTATTACTGAAGAAAACTGCGGAGAATTAGAGTATGCGAATTCACAAACTTGGAATACTTCCTCTAATGTTTTAGGCATAAACTGTGTATAAGTATCCTTTAATGGATTTTTTATAGGAATAGCTGGCGTAGAATTTTTTACGTCATTAAATATACTCATAGTATTATTAAAGTACAAATTGCACCTCACTTACAATATTAATATAGTTTCTTTATATAATACTAAATAATTATATAAATGTAAAGAAGATTTTAAGAAAACAGTTGAAAAAATAATTTATTATGTTATAATAACTATACAGTTGTTATTACATTATCATAGGAGATAAAATGTTAAATTTAAACGCCACGGAAATAAAAAAAATAGTAGATAAGAAAGGTTCTCGTTTAGAAATATATGAACAATTATCTAATATACTAAAAGTTTCTTTAAGTGATTTATTACATAAAGAATACCTTCTAGGTAGACTAAGAATAATGACTGAAGATGAAATACAACAAATTATAAGTACTACTGAAACTAATCATGACTTCTTAGATTCTATAACAAAAATACAACCTAGAGCATTTCAAAAAAATAGAGAAAAAATAATTAAAAATCAAGATGAAGAGATAAGTACTGTTAAACAACCATCTAAATATATAGAGTATTTAAAGGTTAAAGAATCTTTTGTAAATACGTTACATAATGCGAAACGTAGAAAAGATATGCAAACTATAAACCTAAATAAAATAAGTAAGATAAAAAGAAAATTTATAGAATTCCGTACGGTTTTTTTTAAGACTGCAAAAATGCTACTTAATAAGAATCCTACAGACTTTTATTACAATGAGCATGGTACTTGGTTTGATATACTAGATTTAGTTCAAATTGTAACCATGGATGCTGCACCTCAGGTAAGCATGTCTAATTGTGAAGTTGACTCTTCGTTATTAACATATGTTAATATAAGTGATAAAGAAGTAAATAAAATATTAAAAAGAGTGTTTAGTCCAGATTATATTAAAACAAATTTTAGAGATTTTAATATAAATAATACTTATACAATAATATATATAAAAAAAAAAGAAGTATTATTGATTGCTAATAATGAAACTGGGCATATATCAGTTTTGAATACTACAGATAAAACTACTAATATAAAAACGTTATTATATCATGAACTAATACTTCGTCCTATCGAAAATAAAGTTATTGTTGCAGATGTAAAACATAGACTGATGCTGCAAAACTATGATACTATACTTAATACGTCTGATGACGAAGATTTATTATTGAGATATTATAACGAAAATTTACAAAATTTAGACCAAATAATAACGCTTTTAGATGAACTCCCTGTGCGTTTTCTAAATGCTGCACTTTAATATTAAAAGCCATTTTTATGGCTTTTTTTTCCATTATAAAACTTAGTTAAAGGAGTTCTTATGGCAATGACCCCGCAAGAAAAACTCGATTTCATGAAAGATAAGATGCAAACAACGTTAGAAGAAGTTATATCTACTAGAGAAGGTGAAGATGCTATTCTTGCTGCGAAGCAAAATGCAGAGAAAAATGACGAAGTTTTTTATGATGAAATTTACCCGATAAAAACACAAACGTTATCTCTTATAAATACTATATTCGATAATTTTAAAACGGCTATTGGTAATGGTGGAAAATTTAATTTCTCCGGAAACGTTTCAAGTGTTACCGCTTGGATACAAGACTCAGAGAATCTTGAAAAGTTTTATTCAGATGTAACTCTCCCTCATATTTTTTCAAGTTATGATGAAGTTGTTATAAAAGATTCTGGAGGATATACTCTTGACAACGTTTCTATTGTAAATGAATATACTATAAAAGTTGAAGGAGATGGTGTAAATAATATAGGAGATCCTAGTGTATATACTGCTCCAAATTTCAATCCTGCAACATACACATCTACTGGAATTATTGATCTTAAAATTAATTATGGGAGTTCATATAATTGGAATCCAGAAAATTCTAACATAAAACAATTTATTGCGTCAAGTAAGGTTTCTGAAGCTATGGACGCTAGAAAAGATGATGAAGGACACATGTTCCCTGTTATACAAAAGGCTTTAACTTATAACAAAGAAACTCAACCTAATGGTCCTATGGACGAACATGATCCAAGATCAAATCTCTATTCTTGGTTTATTTATATAAAAAATCATAATGGTGATATTCCATCTGGAAATTCTTATTTTAGAACTGTACTTGATACTGGATTAGGATGGAGTTTATTCAAAACAACGTCTGAACCATTAAATAAAACTATATCTGATACTTTTGTTTTTGATCACTATTTAGATCCTACTAGTATTCCAGATAATTGGGTTTTTACTAATGCTTTAACGGATACTGATGTAATTTCGTCTTTAGCTGCTTTTAATACTTATGTAGAAACTGATGGTAATGCAAATTTTTTAAAAGGATTTACTAATATACGTGAGAAAATAGGGGAAGGAACTCGATTTGAATTAGCTAATATTGAATATGGTGAAGCATCTATGCAAGAAATTAGTTCAGGGTTAATAGAACAATATCAATTAATGCAAGATATTTTACTAAGATTATTTATTAGCTTAAACGGAGATGACGAGAACTTAGGGACTGCTGCTTATACTGCTTATTTAACTACTGTTTATACTTATATAAGTAACGATCTGTATCCAGTAGACGAAAAACCTAGTTGGTTAGACGATTATATGGTTAATGAGGTAGACCCTGATTATCTATCTTATATACAGTAGGCATTTACTATTGTAAAAATTACAAAAATATATTATAATAAAGGAGAAAGAAACAAATGAGTGAAGAAAAAAACACAGTAAACATGAATGACTTTTTTAAAAAAATGTTAGAAAAAACACAGGATCCTGAACAAAAAAAGTTTATGGAAAAAACTGTTGCTATAATAGACAGTACTTTGATTTCTGAAGATAATACTACTGATGATAATAATAGTTCTGATGTTGTTACCGAAGATACTAGTACTATTACTGAGGTTACAAATGAAAGTATAGATGAACAATATAATGCTTATAAAGGATCTATTGCTGACGAAAAAAAAATAGTTGAAAAAGAATCTAAAAAAATACAACAATCTATAGAAGAAGAGCCTAAAATTTTAAGTTATGATGATTCATTAAAAGACTTAGGAATTAGTAGACAAGAGGCTTTTGCTATTATGGATGAAGTAATGTTTAATGAAGAATATACTAGAACTTTTAGTTATACACTACCATCAGGAAAAGAGCTTCCAATAACTTTTAGAACATATAGTGCAGATGACAGACAAAAAAACGTTAAAAATAAAATTGACCAATTAATAGAAGAAGGTATTTTAGTTAGGGATAACTATGAATTTTATCAATTTGTATGTACTACAGCACAAAGTATTGTTAAGATCGGTGATATAGATTTAACTAAAATGTCATATAATGAACGTTTTGATTTCATTATGAAAAAACCTTTACAATTAGTAATAGCTATAAATACATTAGCTATTAGATTTGAAACTATTATTTTTACTGTTTTATCACACCCTGAGATTATTGAAAATTTTTAAATTACCCTCGTAATATTCATAGGATAGAAATATTTTTACAATCTAGATCTTTTAAAATGCCTAAACGAGGGTCTTTACTTGATAGGGTATTACGAGGGTACAATGTTAAAAAAAAGGCTAAAGATATAACTTGTAACTATTTACAGACTAGCTTACCTTTATATGAGATACATAGATATATATACTGGAAATTAACTGGTGAAAAGAAGTATCCTCTTCAAAAACAACAGCAAGCGGATATTGAAGAATTATCTAAAATATATGAAGGATTTTATTTTGCAGAAAGTACAAATAAAAAGACATCTATAGATAAACGTGAAAAAGCTAGACAAAAATTACTTAAGACATTACCAAAAGAAGATCTAAAAGATATTGATAAAATTCTAGATTTTATGAAATTATAAAAGGGATATAAATATGTTTACAGAAGATAGAGCGTATTTTGATAATATAAATAACTTTACTAGTGGTTTTAACCCTAGTTTTAACGAAGCTATGAACAATGTTAAACCACAACAAACTGCATCATATATACAACGTATGCATGATTTTAGTAACAAAATAGCAGCAAGTTCTAATCAATTAAAATACCTCTATCAAAACGCTGTAAATAGCTTTGCTATGAATACTCCTCAATACAATAGAGGTTCTAGTTATCAACATAATAACTACGATCCTTATACTATGCAAATGTTAAATCCTAATAGCATGAGACAAGACTTCGAAACTACGGATATGAGGTATAGAGTTTCTTCTGAATATCGACCATTACTTAGACCAACAGAACGTGCTATAACAGGATATAGAAGCAATGTTCATCCGTATCTTTTTGCATCACAACAAGATTATGCAGATATTAGGTTTTCTTCTTTAATAAAACAATCTTTAGGTAATTGGAGATTTGGAAAGCAAATACTCCCTACAAATGTAGCACAACGTAATACAGATTTAGATTCTATTATGTATGATAAAATGGCTGCTTCTTTTGCAGGATTTAGTTCTAATAGAGGTCAACAGTTTTTTGGTGAAATGAGTCGATTACATGATACAATTTTACCGTTTTTAAACCCTGAAAGTTTAGCTAATAGTGATATTTTAAATAATTTTACTCAAGGTATAGGTTCTATTGGTGGAAATATTACTAAAAATATTGTTGGTGGAGTTACTAGAAGTAGTATAATTGGAAATATATCTGGGTTAGCAGCTAATTTTGGTATAAACACTTATGCTAAACCTTTCATTCAAAATAAAGCTATGGAAATACAAGATAGTATACTTCAATCTACTGTAGGTAAAACTATATCTTCAGCAATGCGTCCAGTAGGATACTTAGCTTCAAAATTTAAATCGTTAGATATAGATAATGCTAGTAGCATTTATAGTGCTAGAACTTATGATAATTTAACTAATAATTTTACAAGCGTTATAAAAGATACTTTAGGTATAGGAACGGAGGTTACTACACCAAACTATATTCCAGGTGAAGATTTTAATAATCTTATGAAAAAGGCTGAGTATTATAAGAAAAATATAGGTAGTAAAATTAGTAGTAAATTATTAAATCCAATAGCATCATTAGGTGCTACTATGGTACAAGGTTATGGTCTTAACTTAGCAGAACATATCGGTGAAGGAATTTATGATAATACTATACTAGGTGATATTGGAGATTTCGCAGGGATTGATCCTGCATTAGGTAGAACAGTTACAAAAAAAACCGCAGGAGCTTTAGCTTCTATGGGTATTGCTAGAATGGCAGGTATGTCAAAAGGTGGCGCTCTTAGATCTTACTTTGGACTTTCAGTTCCAGGTGCAGTAGTTAATGCTATAGGTTATGCAGGAAATGCTGTTGTAGAAAATCAACGTGAAGGTAAAATTTATAGAGAGTTATCTAAAGGTTTAACTTTAGGTCAAGACAGAGATCCATATACTGGAGAAGGTATGTCTATGCCAAAAGCTAGACAATTTGCTAGAGAAATGGGTACAGAAGCAGCTCGAGATATATTCTTTAAAAAAGAAGATTATCAAGAAATGATGCGTCAAGCTAAGAAGTTTGATATGTTAACACAAGTAACTGATGTATCTAGTTTAAAAACTACTATGAAAGGTATTCGAGATAAAGTAGTAGGACTTATGCAAGTATTAGGTTCTTCTGATATGGAAGGTATAGTAAAAACTTTAGGTAAATATAAACAACTTGGTATTACTGATAATGATGTAATTACAACATCTGTTAGAAACAGAAAAATTATGGCTATGCAAGCTGGTATAAGTGAACAACGTGAAAATCAATTATTTATAGAAGGAGCAACTAGAGGTACAACCGAAGGATTTAATGCTGTAGCGTCTGGGGAAGCTGCTGTTAAAACTGAGGGTGAAGTAGATGCTTTAGAAAAAATACTAAGTAGTAAACAATTAGAAAGAATTGGAGGTAAAGGTTCTTTAGCCCAAGGTTTAAATGAAATAAAATTTGGAACAGCTAGAGCTTTTTCTTCAGATTCTGCTACAGGTATTGTAGGTAAAGCATCAATGAAATTAGGAAAAGATGGTTTATTAGAATTAGATAAAGATGCTTTTAAAAAAATCATGGAAAGTGATGATATGATTGCTACTGCACAACAAATGTTTAATAATAAAGACAATGCTTTAAAAAGACAAATAATAACAGAAAAGGATACTGTTGCTGCAGAAATATCAAAAATAGGTTTAGATGATTTTAGTTTGATGTATAACCAAATTGATAAACGTGCTACAGCCGAAGGAATTTCAAGAAGTCAAGCTTATACAAATTTAACAGGATTAGTGTTAACTGCAACTGGAGCTCGTACTTTAAATAGTTTAACAATTGAAGATGTTAGAGAAGGTACTGCTAAATATCAATTAATGCAAAAAGAAATTACTTTAACTCAGTTAAGACAAGAAGAATTAAATAAAAAAGAAAAAGAACTTAAAGAAAATTCTTTTGTAGGTGTAACATCAAAATATGTTACAGGTTTTGCTCAAGAACTTAAAAACGTTATAAGTGAAAAAGCTGATATACTTTATAATAATAATAGTATTATGAGAGGTGTTCGTCAATTGGGTCGTGATTTCATGACAGCAACATTTGGTACACATTATGCTACACCTATAAATACAATAGTACCAAGTAGAGTTATTGAAGCTAGAGAAATAAATAATAATAGTTTATCTGCAATGTTTTCTAAAGATAAAGAACAATTAGAAGAGTTATTAACTTCCACAGATTTTAAAGCAAAAGATACTATAGTTAAAAAAAATATTATACAAAAAAAAGAAGAACAAAAAGATTTATATAAACAAAAAAGAGAAGAAATAGAACAAAAATATAATAAAAAACAGTTAGATCTTGAATCAACATACAATACTTATAAAAAACAAAACATGGATAGAATAAATGCTATAAATACTGAGATAAAAAAAAGTTCTATTATTACACCTGAAAATTTAAAAAATAAAGCTAATAGTATTATTTCTGCATTAGAACAATCTATAGATTTATATAGTATTCCTAAATATAAACGTACAACACAACAAGACGAAGATCTTAATAAAGTAAAAGATCTAATGAGTAAACTAGATCCAACAGGACACCACAACTATAAAACATTAATATCTAAAATAGAACCTTATGCAAAAGGTGAAAAGAAAATTGAAGGTACAGCTTCTAATCCTATTGAAAGTGTTTTGTTTAATAATGGAACAATAAATGTCGAAAAAATTGCTAATTTAGAAGAAGAAAAAAAACGTATAATTAGTAGTATAAATAAAGATAAGGAACTTCTTGAAATAGACAAATCTAATTTGAATAAAGATAAGGATATAGAATTAAAAAATATTAATGATGCAGAAAATAAAGATAAAACACTTTTATTAGAAAAATCTTTATTGGAATCTAAACTACCAGAAAGTGCTAAACAATATATATTTGATGAAGATAAAAAACTAAAAAATATGAAGAATGTTCCTTCCAAACGTGTAGATTATTATAAAACTAGTGTTAAATTAAATGCTTTAAATAAATTTAAAAACTTACCTAAAGAAGAACAAACTGAACTTATGTCTTACCTTGATTATACATTAGATAACAACACAATTACAGCTGAAGATACTTTTATAAAAGAAGAACTTATAAAACAAATAAACGAAGACATACAATCTGTTGAAAAAAACCCATTTCTAGGAAACCAAAAGTATGAAATTATTAAACAACATAAAGATAATATAAGTATAATAAGTGAAAAAGATAAAGATATACCATATTTAATAAAAAATTTACCACAATATGTAGGTAATATAAATGACTTACAAAAAGAATATAAGAAGAAATATGTAAAAACTGATACAGAAAAAGCTATATATAATAGTAATATAGTTAAAGAGAAACAAGATACTAGTTTTTGGGGTAATTTGTTTAATGTAGATATGTTAAAAAAAGTTGATGAGCAAGATATAAGTGTAGTAAAAGAGGCTTACAAAAAATTTAGTAGTAATGACTACAGCAATATTGAGGAATTACAAAACGATTATACACAAATGTTTAAAGGAAGTTCCGGAAAGTTTTATGAAGGAGTTACAGAAGAAGCTCTTAAAAAAACATTTGATCAAACATTAAACACAATGCGTATTAGTTCTTATGACATACTAAATATTCCAGAAAAAGAGAAAGAGTTTAAAGAAAAATTGATAAAGGAACCTGTAATTGATAAAACAACACCTGCAATAAAAACAGAAGTAGATGGTAAAGAAATTTCAAACAGTACTGAATATAATGAATTAGTAAAAAAATCTAATGATAAATTATTAGAATTTACAGAAAGAATTGATGCTGTTTCAATGGCTATGATGATATTAGATCGTAAAATAAGACTAATGAATATTAGTACAAGATAATAAGGAGAATGTAAACTAATGAGTATGTATACAAAAAATTCTGGAGCTATGCTTCCTAGAAACTATGGTTTTAGTAATAATAAAATTGTAGATCCTGAAATGTATGTACCTAAAATATATTTAGAACCTAAGAACATATCTATAAAAGCAGCTATAGACTATGGTGTAGCAATGCATTCAAAAACATTAGGAACTGAGTATACTACTATATTAAAAACTATGCTAGAGGAACTCTTTAAAAAAGTCTATTACGATGTAATAATAACACAAAAAAATTATAATAATGCAGAAGTAAAACAAGAAGTGCGAACTACTGATGGTAGTATTATAAGATATTATTATAACAATGCTCCTAAAGTATTAAGACTATCTGGTGTGTTACTAAATACTGTAGATAATGATTGGTTAACTAAATTTCAATTTTATTATGATTATTTTATGAGAGGTACTGCTTTAAAAAATATGCAAAGTCATATAGTTTTTGACTTTGGAGATATAGTTTATAGAGGGTTTTTTTCAAGTTTTAATTTCGTAGAGCAATCTACTCAACCTTCAGCTCATGTCTTTGATGCTATATTTGATATTGAAACCGAGAAATATATTAATCTGACTGACGGTTTTATTTCTTCTAACTCTAACTCTAAATATTTACAAGCCTTTTATCCAGATACAGCAGAAGATGCAGAAAGACCAAGTGCTGTAGATCCATTTGCTGCAAAAACAGAAAGTCTATCTAGGGAAAATACTTTAACTAGAAATACTAATAAAGCTAATTTAGATAAAGCGAAACAAAATCATAAAAAAGTAAAATCTTTTTTTACTTTAGTTTAATAGAGGTGCTTAATGAATATTGAGAAATCTAAAAAAATATTTGATTTACAACAAAGTTTACAGATGTTACTTGATAAACAAAATAAATTATTAACAGATTTAATTCTATATCAAAATACTATTTTGAATAATATAGATAAAACTATTGATGTTAAAGAACAAGATACTATAGCTAGGTCTTATGATTCTAATACTGAAGATACTTGGAAACAAATAACTGAAAATTCTATAAAAATAAAAAAAATAGAAACACAAATTTTACTAATAGAAAACGATTTATTACAGGATGATAAGCTTCAACAGTTAATAGGGTCTGCTATAAGTAATATTGTAACTAGTAAGTTATAATATAGGATCTGTAACAACAATATTACTAAACCAACTTAATGCCTTAGCAACATCGTCTTTAACTAAGAATTTAATTTTGTAAAAGCATCGTTCGGTCTCTGTTTCAGAATAAGTTGTACCATATCTATCTGTTTCGAATTTTACTTTTTTATAATCTTTATTATTATAAGATTTAAAAACTTCATATCCAATAAATCCTGGGTCCATTAACGGAACCCAGTTTAAAACTACGTTATTACCCTTTTTATATGCATTTCTTAAAAGTAATCTATTATTATTGATTACATTAACCTCATTACCGTACAGATTAATCTGATCGTTTATATCTATTATTTCTAATTTATATATGTCTATAATATTAAAAGAAATCTGTTCTGTAAAAGATATACAATTTATATCATTTGAACTAAATATACATTTATATTCATAATTATTAACTATATTATTAAATGTATAAGATAAATCATTACATAATATACTAACTGATTTTTTATAAAGGTTATATTGCTTAAACTTTAGTTTATTAGTATATTTTTCCCAGGTTATTTTCACTACATCATTACCTTTATCTACCGATGTTATATTAGAGTAAAAAGGAGGAGTAGTATCTTGATTTATTGTTATGGTATTCTCAGATTGTAATACATTATCCTTGTATATAACTTCTGCTTTTATTACCGTTACAGAGGTATTATCAATTAGTATATTGTGTTCATAAGAATATAAATTTCCATCATTCTTAAAATCTTTTTGAGATACATCAACAATAAGTATATCGTTATCAACAAAAAATTTTATTTGATTTACTCTATGTCGTTTCTTTACTAAAACCTTAATTCTAACTAAGTTAAACGCTGTAAAAATGTGTTCTAATTTTACCATTATACTTTATACACCACTAAATTACCATTTATATCTTGATTAAATATAAAAGATCCTACAGTAAGATATCCTTTTGTATTTTCTATAGTACCTGTAACACAATTTATGTTACCTGACGAAACATTAATTAAACCTTTATTATCGTTAATTGTAGCTCCTGAATTAACATTCGTTATTATTGCTCCTGAATTAACATTCGTTATTATTGCTCCTGTATTAACATTTGTTATTGTACCAGAAACTCCACTTATAGTAGCTCCGGCTTTTACATCTGTTATATTAGCTCCTGAATTAACATTCGTTATTATTGCTCCTGTATTAACATTTGTTATTGTAGCTCCTGTATTAACAGCTGTTATACTAGCTCCTGTATTAACAGCTGTTATTGTACCAGAAACTCCACTTATAGTAGCTCCGGCTTTTACATCTGTTATATTAGCTCCTGAATTAACATTCGTTATTATTGCTCCTGAATTAACATTTGCTATTGTTGCACCTGTATTAACAGCTGTTATACTAGCTCCTGTATTAACAGCTGTTATTGTACCAGAAACTCCTCCTGATATGTTAGTAACAGGTCCAGAAACTGTAGTTACCGTTCCTGATACGTTTTCTACGTTTCCAGTTAAACTAGTAACCCCACCATTAATAGTAGTAACATCTCCATCAATTATATTTACTGTTGCATCAATAACCTCTATAGTAGCTCCTGAATTAACATTTGTTATTGTAGCTCCTGCATTAACATTTGTTATTGTAGCTCCAGTGTTAACATTTGATATTGTACCAGAAACACCATTTATAGTAGCTCCGGCTTTTACATCTGTT